CTATGTCTGAATGGTGTGACAAACACGAGATTTTATTTTATAATATAGATACACTAAAGGAGTTGGTTGATTATGTCTCTGACACTAGAAGAAATTAAGGAGCGTCTCTTGCGGTTCTACGACCCTGACGATCTTCTGGAAGCCCTACAGATTTCTGCTGAAGATATACTGGATAGGTTTGAAGACAAACTCCTGAGGAAACTAGACCAGTTTCAAGATGAGTTAGAGGAAGAGTATGAGTATTGATAACGCAAAGCCTAAGGAGTGGGACACGATCACAGGTAAACTGTATCACCCTAGCGACAAGCATAATCCTGTGACTCAGCCCGACCACTACAACAAGGGAGCAATAGAGGCTATTGAAGCAATCAAGGCGTCCATGCACCCTCAGGAGTACAAGGGCTATCTCAAGGGCAACTGCCTGAAGTACCTGTGGCGGTACGAGTACAAGAACGGTGTAGAGGACTTACGTAAGGCTAGGGTCTATCTTGAGTGGCTAATTAAAGAGGTGGCCTTATGAAAGTAGTCGAAGGAAAGTTTGGAACTAAGAAGCAGGAAGACATAACCGCTCCGGAGTTTCTAGCAGCGCTGGCTGTAAGAGCAGACGAGCTAATCAAGGAAGATAGAGATCCAAAGGTGGTAGTACTGTTTTACGAGGATGGGCATCCGCTGGAAGTCACAGCCACTGAGCAGTACCCAGATGGGGTGTACTTTGTGCTGGGGATGGCGCAGAGATTAATTGAACTTGAAACACTAGGAGTAGTAGAGTGAAAGTAGATAACGTAACAATACGCAAGGGCGACAACGGGTACATTCTTGAGTGGTACGGCGAGGACAGCCACGTAACTATTCACCCTACTTTTGATGACGCAATGGCTAACCTTCAGCAAATCTTCAAGGAGTCTTAATGGACGCTTACCAACAGTACATTCACAAGAGTCGTTACGCACGTTACCTACCAGAAGAGAAGCGGCGTGAGACTTGGGAAGAGACAGTTAACAGGTATATCAACTTCTGGTCTGATAGAGGCTCGCTGAACGACTTTGATGTGTCTGAGATATACGACGCAATACACAAGCTAGATGTGATGCCCAGCATGAGGGCACTGATGACCGCAGGAGAGGCGCTTGATCGTGACAACGTAGCAGGGTTTAACTGTAGCTACCTACCCATAGATCACCCTAAGGCCTTTGACGAACTGATGTACGTCCTTCTGTGTGGAACAGGGGTAGGCTTCAGTGTAGAGCGGCAGTACATCACAAAACTACCAGATGTAGCGGAGACATTCCATGCAACCGACACAGTTATTAATGTTGCAGATTCGAAGATCGGATGGGCGAAATCGTTTAGGGAATTGGTATCACTGCTGTACTCAGGTCAAATTCCCGAATGGGACGTTAGCAGAGTTAGACCTGCAGGTGCCACGCTCAAGACTTTCGGAGGCCGTGCAAGTGGTCCTGAACCTCTCGTCGATCTTTTCAAGTTCACAATTGAACTCTTTCAGGGATCAGCTGGACGAAAACTTACGTCCATTGAGTGCCACGATCTTTGCTGCAAGATTGCTCAAATCGTTGTCGTTGGAGGAGTCAGGAGATCAGCCCTCATCAGCCTCAGCAACCTCACAGATGACAGACTGCGACGATGTAAGCACGGTCAGTGGTGGGTAGATGAGCCTCAGCGTGGTCTGGCGAATAACTCAGCGTGTTACACAGAGAAGCCTGACTTTGAGGCTTTCCTAAACGAGTGGACTAGTCTATATGAATCACGATCTGGTGAACGAGGTGTCTTTAGTCGAGTGGCAAGTCAAAAGCAAGCTGAAAAAAACGGCAGACGAGATGCTACCTTTGATTTTGGAACTAATCCGTGTAGCGAAATCATCCTCAGACCCTATCAATTCTGCAACTTATCAGAGGTTGTTGTCAGGCCAGACGATACACTCGCAAGCCTCAAACGGAAAGTACGTGTTGCGACAATACTTGGAACTCTACAAGCTACCCTAACAGACTTCCGCTACCTGCGTAACATCTGGAAGACTAACACGCAAGAGGAAGCACTGCTGGGCGTAAGCCTCACGGGTATAATGGATCACCCCCTGCTGTCTGGGCGTGAGGACAAGGCAAAGCTAAAGAGATGGCTAATGGAGATGCGTAATGAAGCTATTGTCACTAATGAGCAGTGGGCAAAAAAGCTGGGTATCAACCCGTCTACAGCAATTACTGCAGTTAAGCCTTCTGGCACTGTTAGTCAGCTGGTCGATAGTGCTAGTGGCATCCATCCTAGGTATAGCAGTCAGTATATTCGGCGGGTTCGTGCAGACTCTCGTGACCCACTTTGCTCTGTCCTAGAGGCCGCTGGTGTCCCTGTGGAGGACGATCTAATGTCACCCAGTACTAGGGTATTCAGCTTCCCTGTAACGTCTCCTGAGGGCGCTGTGACAGCCTCAGACATGGGTGCTATGGAGCAGTTGGATCTGTGGGAGATATATCAGGACTACTGGTGTGAGCACAAGCCATCCATGACCTGCTACTACCGTGATGATGAGTTCCTTGAGGTGGGGCAGTGGTTGTACAACAAGTTTGACAAGGTAAGTGGTATCTCTTTCTTGCCCTACTCAGACCACACTTATCAACAGGCTCCTTATGAACCTGTGGACAAGAAAACGTACAACCAGCTTGCTAAGGATTTCCCGAAGGAAATATCGTGGGATATTGAAGAGGCCAGCGATATGACCGAAGGATCACAACAACTGGCCTGCACAGGGAACAACTGTGAACTATGACATAAAGATCATAGTGTAACCTTCAGACTTACCTACGTCCTCTGGTTTCTTTTTGGGATCATGGGGCGTAGGTATCCCTTCCTTCTGCATCTTCTTGATGCGAGCCTTTGACTTCTGACACATACTGTGGTAGTCAATAGATGTGTACTCTACTGTGTGCTTGTCGTCGTTCATTAGTTTACGTCCTCAATTTCAAGTAACTCTGGCAATCCCTGTTTAAACGGACCTGCTCCTAGTCTTTGGTTGAACTTTTCAGCACCGCCACCGAACCAGTTGTACAAAATAGGACCAACAACAGGAACCGCCTTAAGAGTTGTTTCAATGTTAGGATCATCTTTAGGTAGCTCTGTTCCTAACTTAAAGGCCGCATCAATAACAGGAGTAGCGGGAACAATCATATTAACAGCCGCTCCTTTTATGTCTCCTCTTTGCAAGTAGCGCTCACTGGTATATTTACTTAAGCCAAACGCGCCTGCTAAAGACCACATAGCGCGTCCCGGTATATCTTCTGCAGTTACTTCTCTACCTAAGATAAAGTCTTTAACAACACTCGTACCAGTATTAGCAGCCATCATGTAACCAGAGAGTGCTACTAAGTTTTTAACTGCTTGAACTTTATTACCTTTTTTAAATTCTTGATAAATATTACGACGAGCAACATCGTAAAGGTTTAAAGTAAAAGACTTGAGCATATACAGAAGTCTTCCATTTTCTGCGTCAAGATAGCCTTGTGGCATTTCACTAAGAGACACTGGTTGAATATCAGAGATTTCATTAAACAAATAGTACTTAACGTTGTCAGACATTGTATTAGAGCGAAGGTCTGCAACGAAAGACTCAAACTCATCTCCAAAAACATTTCCCCATTTCTCTCTTAGAGCTTCTACTCCTTTATCTGTTTTAGACAATGCTCTAGATTTTTTTAGAGCGGCATTAATGTACGTTTCCTTTCCTAATCTATCAAACCTTTTAAACAGACCTAGTTTTAGGGTTTTGTTTAGAAGAGAAGAGACAGCACTTGGATTAGAAAGCTCTTGAGAAATTACTTCATCTAAGCCAATATCAATTAGCTTAGCTTCCCTTGATCCAGTAGCCGCTTCAAAGAAAGACTTAAATGTGTTTCTTAATCCATTCAACGCTGCAGAAATACCAGTATCGCCTAACTGTGTTATTGCAGATAAAGGGTTTGCAATAGTTCCCGTGTAGCCTAAGTCTCTTACAGTAGAAGAAACAGCGCCCGGTCCTTGTTCTCCTGTCACAAAACGAGATGTTAAAAGTCCTGCTAATTCGTCCTGTTTTGAGGAAGGAATGTTGCCTGCATCAATTTCATCTTGTATAAACCGACCAATAGATGACTCAGTACTAAAGCGTCCTGCTTCTTCCTGACTTGAACGACCAAAGAACTTTCTTTTCTCTATGTCGTTTACTGCTCTGCGAATGTAGTTATGCAAAGATTCTTCTGCTGGAGCATAGAACTTCATCATCTCTTCTGGAATGTATTGAATAGTTCGGGGCTTAACAAAAGAAGGCTTAGCACCATCGGTTGTTAATCTGTAACCTCTGATGACTAAATCAATAATCTCTGCTTTTTCATCAGGATCAAGTTTATCTACAGTAGTTTTCTTTTTG